ATGTTTGGGGTGAATGGTCAATATGCGCTCCCCGATTTAGATGTCTTCGGGGGCAAAAAGCGCTTCTGGTTTGAAGTTAAGCGCAAGAAAATGTATTGCTGGCGAGGTTGTTGGCAGACAGGGTTNGCCCCTCGGAACCGCGAACATTACCTGAAGGTTCAAGAAGAAAGTGGCAACGAGGTATTCGTTGGCTTCTATGACGAACTGAAGGGCGAACTGTATGGGAACTTCTTGAACGCNCTGGAGCAAGAACGCTTTGAACAAGGGCAANGGTTTCCAAGATTTTGGATGGGCGTGTCGGCGGCCAAAGGCGTGACAAGCCCATTGTTTTTTACCCGGTTAGTGCCATGGTTTTGTTGGCGAAACTGGATGAGCTGTGAGCCTTTTTGAAAGTGTTAGGTTGCCGGCGCAGACTGGGAATGCTCGGGCTGCGCCGGAGGGGACTAAATGCGCAAATGGTTAGCCGGGGTGGGGGCGTGCGCATTTAACTTGAAAGGGTGAGTCTTTGTCTCTCAAGGCGGTGCCCAAACCAGAGAAGCGGATCAAGAATAGGGCGTTAAGCAAAGCCATGCTGGAGGAAACACCCTATTGCGAACGGTGTGGCGCACCGGGGTATGGGGGTATGCACCATATCAAGTACCGTTCCCAAGGCGGGGACGATATAAGGGAAAACCTTATCCGCTTATGTATGCGGTGCCATGACGGGGTGCACCAAGCGCGGTACGACTGGCGGGAACTTGTTGCTATTGTCGCTAAGCGAGAAGGGAAAACTGCTCAAGAAATAGCGGACATAATTGGGGTGGTATTATGAAGGGCTACACAGCGGTTGCAGGAGGTGATCCAGCCATATCCCGCTGCAGCAACAGCGGTACACAAGCGGGAGGTGAGCGCCTGTGTGACTCTTGAAGAAATAGTCAGGCTGGTCAAGGAAGGGAAGTTCTACAAGTCCAGCGCATGGGAGAAGAAGCGCCTGGAGATTCTTGAACGGGATAACTACGAGTGTCAGGTCTGCAAAGAAGAAGGCGGATTCGCTCCGGCCACAACGGTGCACCACCTACTCCACTTGTCGAGCAGGCCGGACCTTGCGCTTGTTGATGATAACCTTGTGAGCGTATGTGCTGCTTGCCATAACCGGGAGCATCCGGAGCGGTTCATCCAGAACTTTGCGGAACCAAGAAAGAACAAGCTCAACGAACGATTCCCGGAGCGCTGGTAAGAAAGCCCAGCTACCACCGGGTCAGAAAAATCGATTTGCAAGCGGCCTTGGGGACCGGCGGGGCGGCACTGCCAACGCAGATTTTTCGGTTCTCCATGTGAGGTGTGGTCACTATAGGGGGGTGAGGTGGTGTGGCCAGAGCGAAAAAGAGTCAAATTCGAGAGCAAATCAGACAGGACTTGACAGACCAATTGGAGCGTCAAGGGGTGTACGGCCAACATTACCTTGACCTCATTGAGGACTACATGGCCCTGTGGGACACCAAAAATGCACTGATTGGGGATATCAAGAAGCGCGGTGTCATGATCAAGTACCAGAATGGCGAGAACCAATGGGGCTACAAGAAGAACGACAGCGTGGGAAACCTTGTCAAGGTAAACAAACAGATGCTGGAGCTGCTAAAGGAGTTGGGATTGAGGGCTGCAGACTTCGAGGCTGATTCGGATGACGACGAGGAGATGTAGGCTGTATATTGATGAGTACATGGAAGCTATCGAGAGTGGCGAGATACCGGCCTCTAGGCGGCTCCGGAAGGCTATGCCCTATATCAGGTCAAAGCTGGACGCACCGGGAGTGTATATCGATGAGGAAAAGGCGAAAAAGGCCGTCGAGCTCATCGAGAAGTATTTCGAGATTAAGTTGGTGCCTTGGGAGCTCTTTATCATTGCCCTTGTTCACGCCTACCATGAAGACGGTACGCTGGTATTCACGGAGTTTTTCATCTTGGTGGGGCGTGGCAACGGGAAAAACAAGTTCATCTCAGGCTTGACCTGGTATCTGACTACGCACTACCACGGAATCCGGGGGTACAACATCGACATCATCGCCAACAGCCAGGATCAGGCTATGACCTCGTTCAATGACATCTATGAGGTTTTAGAGCGTACCTGGGCCAAGTCCAAGAGGTTTTTCTACAAAACCAAGCAGATGATCGTGAACCTCAAGACCAACAGCTACATCAAGTACAACACCTCTAACTCTAGGACTAAGGACGGCCGTCGCTCCGCTTGTTTGGTGTTCGATGAGGTTCATGAGTATGAGAACTGGGACCTTATCAACGTGTTCCGAAGCGGATTCGGAAAGCGAGAACACTCCCGAATCTTCTATATCACCACAAACGGCTACGTTCGCGGTGGTGTTCTAGACGAACTCCTGGAACTATCGGATAAGGTGCTGTCCGGGGAGATCACGAATCTGCGGTTCCTTCCTCTTATCTATGAGATTGACGAGGAGGAGGAGCGGGATGACCCGGCTATGTGGGTGAAGGCCAACCCTTCGCTGCCGTACTTCCCCACTCTGAAGTTCCAGATGGAGCAGGAGTACGAACTGGCTAAGCACCAGCCAGCCATGGCTAGCGAGTTCATGACCAAGCGAATGAATTTGCCGGCAGTGGACTCTTACACCGTGGTGGCTCCGTGGGAGAAGATCATGGCTACCGATCAGCCTATCCCGTGGAAGGAGCTTGAGGGTCAACCCTGTATTGGAGCTTTCGACTATGCGCAGATTAACGACTTCGCTTCCTGCGGCTTACTCTTCAAATACAAGGGCAAGCGTTACTGGATAGAGCACACCTTTGTGTGCCACCTAGCGCTTAAGATGGAGAATCGAAAGATTAAGTTTCCAGTGGAAGAAATGGCGCAGCAGGGCCTGATCACGATAGTCTATGGCGACATCATAACTCCTGAGCATATCGCCAATTGGTTCATTGAAAAGGCCAGGAAGTATCACATCNTCGACATAGTAGCTGACAGATACCGGGCTGAAGTTGTGCGGGACGCATTTACTAAGGCTGGGCTGCCTTTGAGCATCATCCCCAGCGGCCCCATAACACACGCAAAGATAGCGCCGCTGATTACCACGATGTTTGCNGAAGAAACGATTGTCTTTGGGGATAATCAAACCATGCGCTGGTATGTCAACAACACTTGCGTAGTGCTGGATGCCAAAGGAAACACAACCTACCACAAGATCGAGCCGAGAACCCGTAAAACAGACGGGTTTTTTGCTTTGATACACGCCCTGTCGAAAGACAGCGAACTCCAGGAGGCNAACGACGACTTCCTGTCGCTCGGNGTTTACACGTACTAGAAGGGAGGGATTGAGGTATGAGCTTTTGGAAGTGGTTTTTTGACCAATTNGGGAAGGACGACAAGCTGGGCCTAAGTGCTGTAGTNGCCAAGCTTGCCACGGAGGTCTACTACAAAGAGTTGGCCNTCCAAGCCTGTGCTAACCTCATCGCTAAAACGATGGCCCGAGCTGAGTTTCGCACCTTCCTCAAGGGTCAAGAGGTCCGGGAAGACATGTACTATCTGCTCAATGTCGAGCCCAATCCCAACCAGANCGCNAGCGACTTCTGGCGAGACGCGGTGTACAGGGCTGTCACAAGGAACGAGGCCCTAATCATCATGGCTGACAATTACCTGTATCTGGCCGATTCCTGGAATGTCGTTCCGGGTACATTCGTTGAGAACCTCTACACCGAAATTAGATTNGGCGAACTGAGAGAACCACTCAAACGGCGAGAAAGCGAAGTCCTGCATTTGCGAATGCATAACGAACAAGCGAAGCAGGTTATTGAGGGTNTGTACGACTCTTACAGCAAGCTCATCGCTGCGGCTCAGAAGCGCTATCGCAGAAATAGCTCNAAGCGGGGGTTCTTGGAGCTGGGGACCAATTACCCACAGACCGAGAAGGCCCAGGCGGANCTTAAAGATTTGCTGGAGAATAGGTTCAAGACCTTTTTCCAGCANGAAGATGACGCTGTTCTTCCTTTGACAGGNGGNGCCAAGTGGCAGGAGCTGGAGGCTACCGGGCCTGCAGCTAGAGGAACGGTTGAAGGACGGGACATCCGGGAGTTTATCAACGACATCTTCGACTTCACAGCTGTAGCTTTCCAAGTACCGCCGCAGCTACTGAAAGGGNANGTGGCTGACACCCACGAGGCCNTGAAGAACTTCCTGACGTTNTGCATCAACCCGCTGGCCGACATGATCGGCGATGANATTAATCGCAAGATGTACGGNAAGAGGGATTTCAAGAAGCGCAGCTACGTCAAGGTGGACACTACGCACATCCGAGCNGTGGACATCAAAGACGTTGCCAATGCGTTGGATGTCCTCTTCCGCATCGGCGCCTACACCATCGATGACTGCCTGAAGTACTTGGGCATGGAGCCCATTGGTGGTGAGGTTGGCCAACAGAGGTTTGTCACTAAGAACTATCAGCCAATTGAGGATGTCATCGATGGCGGGGGAGGTGAGCAGGATTGAAGCCGCGGTGGTAGTCCAGGGACTTGAAAAAGGGGGTGAGCCGATGGGGNGGTACTGGCAGATTGAGAAGAAAGGTCAAGAGGCGGCCATCTACATCTACGGTGACATTGTGTCTGAGCCGTGGAAGTGGTATGAGTCCGATGTGACGTCTTATGAAATTGTCAAAGAGATCGAGGGTCTCGATGTAGATGTGATTAACTGCTACATCAACAGTTATGGCGGCGAGGTTGCCGAGGGACTGGCCATTTACAATGCATTGAAGCGGCACAAGGCTAAAGTCAGGACATACTGCGACGGC